GATGTCCTGGACCAAACCATGGAAGCGATCATCGCGGCCTACAAGGCCAAGGCGCCGGACATTGATGAGGTTGAGTTGCGGCGCCTGGTGGCCAATGAAACCTGGCTCACCGCCAATGAGGCGGTGGCCTTGGGGCTGGCTGACGAAGTGGGTGACGGTGTCACCGTCAAGGCGTGCGTCGGGCAAGGTGCCGTGTTGCAGCGTTATCAGCACGCACCGGCCGAGCTCCTGGCCCAGCTCGACGAACCGCCAGAGTCTGATCCGGACTTGGAGCCGGATGACCCACCACTCACGCCTCCCGTGGTCGACTCGACGAAGTTGGCCCTGATGATCACCCAGCGCTGTGCCGAGTCGGGTATCAGCAATTTGATAGAGCCACTGCTCAACTCCACCAAACTTGAAAGCGAAGCCATCGTCCAGGCCGGCCTGACTCGGGCCAAAGCGGTGAACGATCTTTGCGTGGCTGCGCGGTTGCCCGAGTTCAGTGTCGAGTTCGTTGCCGCTGGCCTGGACGTCGCAGCGGTACGTGCGCGCCTGTTCGACAAGATCGTCGGCAGTGGCAAGGGTTTTGAGATCGACAACAGCTTACCGCTGGACGATGACCCGGCGCCGAAGGTGCTGGCCAAACAACCTGATCCCACCTCGATCTGGGCTGCTCGACAGGCCGCTCAATCCGGACCTGCGCACAGCGCGAAAGGAGCAAGACCATGACCATCAAAAAAGAACCGATTCATGCCGGTGAGTTCCTGCTGTCTGAAGGCTCGGGCAACATTTCACGAGAGTCCATCAACGTCGTTGCCGGCCCAGCGCTGTATCCGGGCCAGATTCTCGGCCTGGTGACGGCCTCCGGCAACTTTGCGCCGTATGACCCGTCAGCCGAAGACGGCAGCGAAACAGCCGTCTCCGTACTCTTCGGCCCGCTGGGCGAGTCCGATGTGGTCCGTCGTGGTCGCGCGGTTGTGCGACTGGCGGAAGTCAGCGAAGCGCACCTGACCGGGCTTGACCTCGATGCCGAAAAGGCGTTGGCCTCCCATTTTCTGATCGTCCGATAAGTCGGTCAGCCCTGTATACGCACCCCGCCTTGAGCGGGGTTTTTCATTTCTGGAGAGCACCCATGGCCGATATCGCCATTTTTGACGACGAAGCATTTTCTGTATCTGCGCTCACCGCAGCTATTAACGAACAACCTTACCAGCCCGGTCGGATCGGAAGTTTGGGGCTGTTCCGTGAAGAAGGCATCACGACCTTGACCGTGCAAATCGAAAAGGACGGTGACACCTTGGCATTGGTGCCAGCCGGGGAGCGGGGTACCTCCGGTCTCGTCGTCGGGGGTAGCAAACGTCTTTTGATTCCGTTCAATACCGTGCACCTGCCGGAGCGCTTCACCATCAAGGCCGATGAAATCCAGGGTATCCGGGCCTTCGGTACACGCTCTGAGCTGCAAGCGGTGCAGGATGTAGTTAACTCGCGGTTGGCCAAAGCTCGTCGACAGCTGGACGTAACTCATGAGTTTCAGCGCATGGGCGCGCTCAAAGGCAAGATCCTGGACGCGGACGGGCAGACCGTTCTGCTCGATCTTTATGATCGGTTTGGCGTGGAGCGGCTAACACTGCCGATGGGGTTGGACAACGCCGAGACGCATATTCGCGTCCAATGCGGTGAAGCATTGGATATGCAGGACGATGCACTGGGTAACGTCACCAGCAGCGGTGCGAGAGCGTTCTGCGGAAAGAACTTCTGGAACAAGTTAGTTACCCACGAGTCGATTGAAAACACCTTTCTCAATACCCTTCAAGCCGCGTCGCTGCGGGGTGATTCGCGAGAAGCCTTCGAGTTCGGTGGCATTACCTGGGAACGTTATCGCGGCAAGGTCGCGGGCATTTCATTCATTCCGGATGACGAAGCATTACTCATTCCAGAGGGTGTGCCGGATTTGTACATCTCGGCATTCGCACCGGCGGACTACATGGAAACGGTCAACACCCAGGGTATTCCTTACTACAGCAAAATCGAGCCATTGCCGTTCAACAAGGGGATGGCTGGCGAAGCCCAATCCAACCCACTGCACCTGTGCACCCGACCTCGGGCACAGATCCGGCTGACGATGTAGTCATGGGCTTTCGTGACTTGATCGCCGACATCGACGCGGTGGTGTTCGAAACCCTGGGCGACAGCGCGCGGATCGAGGGTCGCGAGGAACCCGTGCTCGGCATGTTCTCGGCGCCGTGGTTGCAGCCAAAGATCGGCAAGCTCAATACCGGCCTGCGTGAGCCTCGGTTCGAGATTCGCGTCAGCGATTCACAGGGGCTGGAGCAGGGCATGTTGGTCAGCGTCGATCTGCCCGAGCTGGACGGTGGCGGCAACTACGACTTGCTGCAACTGGAACCGAGCGGTGACGGCCTGGTCGCCCTAATCTTGAGGATGCGCGCATGAGTATCGGCAGCTTCTACAAACCCTCAGCCGGCGGCGGGATGATCTCTATCCAGTCGTCGACCGCAGATCTGCAAGCCTTCCAAGACTTCGCCAGGCGAGTCCCCAAAGCCGCCGCCGCGGCCCAGCGTCGAGCAATCAATAAGACGTTGGGCTGGCTGCGCACGCACATCGCCCGGGCCGTCAGTCGGCAGGAGCGGATTGCCGTCACTGCGGTGCGTCAGCGTCTGCGGGCTTACCCGGTCTCCGGCGGCGCAACGAGCGGCAAATTGTGGTTCGGTCTCAATGCCATCGAATCCAGCCGCATCGGCCCTGCACGACAAACGCGCAGAGGTGTGTCGGTGGCCGGACGTCGCTATCAGGGGGCCTTCCACAAGCAAGTCTACGGCGGTAAAGCGGACATCTGGATTCGTACCGCGAGCAAGCATTTCAATGCGAACGATTACCCTGACAGCAATGTGTCAGGTGCTGCTGGAACCAGCTCTGGCTGGGTGGCGGAACACGGCAATCGCTTCCCATTAGCCAAAGCCAAGGTGTCGCTGGAGCAAGCCCGGCCGCACTTTGACGAATGGATCAAACGGGCCAATTCGCGTTTGCTGGAAATCCTGAAGCAAGAATTCATCTTTGAGCTGCAGAAGTACCTGAAGGGGACGGCGAATGTCTGATGAACCATTTAGTCTCGATCAGTTGTACAAAGCGATTGAGCAACGCCTGTTCAGTCAGTTACCCGGCATCAAAGCGGTCACGGCCTGGCCGAGCATCAAGGACCGCATCGCGTTGCCTGTTGTGTTCATCGAGATGGCCGAGATTGAACCGGGCAAGGATATTGGTACCGGTGAAACAACCCTGATTTGCCGTTTCGAAGCACGGATTATTGTTGATCCCATCCGCTCGCAACATTGCCAACAGGCCGCGCAATTGGCGGCCCAACTGGCGGTATTGCTGCGCATGCAAAATTGGGGGCTCGCCGTCGAACCGGCCGAGTTTGTCCAGGCACTGCAGGACTGGACCAAGCCGGAGCTCGATGGTTACACCGTCTGGTTGGTGGAATGGACGCACCAGATTTACCTGGGTGTTGAGGAGTGGCCGTGGCCAGATGAGCCGCCGGGCTCGCTGGTGTTCGACATCGAGCCGGGCGATGGCCCGGTAAGTCCGGAGGATCTATGAGCCACGCCCTGGCTGAACACGATCGGATGATTGCCGCCATGCTAATGCCGTGCGTGGTGGTCGGTGTGGATCTGCCAGCGGCGACGGTGCGCGTCTCCAATGGTGCATGGACCAGCGCCTGGGTGCGCTGGCACAGTCTCGCAGCCGGCAAGGCGCGGCACTGGCGGGCGCCCAGCTTGGGCGAGCAAGGGGTGTTGTTCAATCCGAGCGGCCAGGCGGGCATGGGAACGTTTATCCCGGGGCTGTACGGCAACGCCGGACCACCACCGGATAACCGCGATCATGTAGAGGCCTGGCGCTTCGACGATGGCGGCTCCCTGGTCTACGACTGGGAGGCCAATAGCTACACCATCACCCTGCCGACGGGGAAAGTGATCACCAAGGTGGGGGCGACCGAATCCATTACCACCGACACCAATATCACCGTGACGACGACCAACATGAAGTT